TTACATTAAATTGTCTACACGCACACGACGGTAGTAACGGTTTGCATTAGCAAGAAGACGACCAGAACCCTGAGTAGTACCCTCAGCGAATGGATTAGCAACCATACCATAACGAGTCTTGAACCCGATTTTTGGTTGGAAGGTGTTCTCACCAACGGCACGAACCATTTGGAGAGGAACATAAGGACAATAGAAGAGACCAGCATCATAAGGTGAAGAACCCTTATAACCTACAACGTAGTACTGGTTAGCAGATACGTTAGCAGCATATGGGTCAATGTATACACGATACTTGCCTTGAAGAACACCAGCGAAGGTGTTACCGGTGTCGTCAACGTTAAGATTAGCGTTGAGTGCTGGGGTATAATCAAGAACACCTGCCATTGTGAGTGCCGAAGCAACATCAGCGGAGCAGAGGATCATATTACCCTTTCCTCTACGAGTTCTTTGTGAGATTGCGTTAGCATCACGCTCGATTTGGAAAAGAAGACCCTTGAACTTTTCAACTGACCAACGACCATTAGAATCAACATCAAGGTCAAAGATACCTGCGGTAGCTGTATTGACAGCAGCACCTTGCTCGGCAATTTTATAAACGGTACGAATAACTTCACGGTTAATTTCGGCAAGAATCTCAGTGGAGAGAATATTTGCCAATTCCGCTTCTGCGTTTAGACCGTGAATTGCCTTGAGGTCTTGTGCGAGTTCTAATGAGTACTCAGCCTTGAGTGCTCTTGACTTCGCAGTAACAGTAACCTTCTCGATTGAGAAAGCCATTTCGTTGAACTGATTACCAGTTCCATTTCCAAGGTTTTCTGCATCACCAGTAGGCAACGCCTGACCAGTGGCATAGGTATTGGTTGCAGCAGTACCTACTGGATTGAGAAGACCTGGATTGCTTCCTGCTGGATTTGAAGTAGTACCGAAACCAGCAACACCATCGGTGAAACCACCAGTAACATCGAAACCAGAATCTTGACCAGAGAATGAAGTATCTGCTTCGTTGAAGAGTGCTTCAGTGCCAGTCTGAGAAGCGTAGCGTGAACGCATTGCGAAAATGAGTCCAGTAGGACCATTCATTGGTTGTACGCCAGCGAGGTCATAAGCGACCAAGTTGGGCATAGAACGACGAATTAAGCTGATTAGAACTGGATCGAAACCTGCTACAGGTCCTGTTGCAACAGAACCAGTTCCTGTGTTTGAGAATCCACCAGTGCCTGCTGACATTGTTGGTGATTCGTAGAGGAATTGATTTTCCTCTCTTAAGAATTTTTCTTGGTTTTCTAACAGGACAGCGGTTACCATTTTGCGATGTGAGTCCTTGATTGAATCAAGACCCTCATAGTTAAGGAGTGGTGCCCACTTCTCCTGCAGACGTTCCCCATCGAACATTTGCATTTGTTTTACCTCTTTTTAAGAAATTGTTAGTTTGATTTATAATTTAAAAATCACTTTTTAGAAACTCGGCTCAGGGTCTGAAGATAAGAACCCATTACACCAGAAACTGGTTCGTTGTAATTTGCTTCTTCAGATAACATTTCCGAATAATCTCTTTGAGTACCAGTATTTCTTGGGAAGTACGACTCCCTTAGAGTTACTAGTTTCTCACGATAGTTTGCTTCACTTTCAAACTCAACACTTTCAGATAGGGAAGCGAGTTTATCTTTCTGAGAAGTCGCTAGACCTTCAGAAACATCACTTAAGATTACATCTGCAACCGACTCTGCTAGTCTTTGGTTTAGAGCAACATTTCTTTCGATTTGCTCGTTGAGTTTTGTCTCCATTTCATCAAGTTTATCTACCATACTCTCAAGTACATCATATCTATCTTCAGGGATTGTTACATAATGATCTTCAAAAAGACTCTTCATTCCAGTAAGGAATGATTCAGTCATTTCAGTCTTGAGACCTTGCTCTACTACAAGAGCATTTTCTTGCAGCCATTCATCGGCAACATACTCAAGATAAGAGTCAACTCTTTCTACAAGTTGTTCTTTCATAGCATCAACTTCTTCAAGAAGTTGAGATTCATAATGTGTTTCTAATGATTCGTAGATTTCAGAAATCTTAGAATTGATTGCTGATTCAAAAATAAGTTTTGCCTTTTCTCTGAATTCTTCAGAGAGTTCTTCACCAGCAAGAAGAGCATCAACATCTTCTTCGATGTTGATTGATTCTTCCATTTTCTTTTTCTTTTTCTTGCTTTTCTTTTCGTCTTCGTCTTCTTCCTCGTTATCTTCTTCTTCGTTATCTTCTTCTTCGTTATCTTCTTCGTCTTCCTCGTCGTTTTCCTCTTTAGCGGCTTCTAAGAGTTCTTCGTCTTCGTCTTCGAGTTCTTCTTTCATCTTCTGCATTGCTTCTGCAGATTTAGCACCCTTATTTACAACATCTCTAACTTGCTTGAGTGTTGATCCAGGAATATTAAGCTTTGAAGAATCATCATCTGGACGATAATTCTCTGGTGTTGGACCTCCAAGGTCTTCCCAATCACCAGTTTGACCAGGAGCAATACCTGTAGTCAACTTCTGCATTGGTTCGCTTGCTTTTGCGTTTGCATTTACAGCAGAACGAGATTGTTTGGTGCCTGTTTCCATTTCTTGTAAGTTCTTACCACGGGACATTTGATCTCTCCGATTTACCTATGTTAAATCTATATTTATTTATAATTTAAAGATTTGAAAGAAATTCTTGAAACAAATTAACTTTATGTTCATCAAGAATTTTTTGATCTACAAGAGTATTAATTCTCTTATAAGTTTTTTCTGCTGCCTGTTCTCTTAAAATTCCACCATCCCATACCCATTCTTTTCCTTCCATAATACCTTGAACAAAGGCATCGGGAGCAGATGGGTCAGCAACAATGTCTGCAGCAGTAGCTAACATAAAATCTTCACCGACAACTTTACAACCTCCATTTGTTTGAATTAATGAACCAACACCACGAGAAGAAACCCCAAGTGTTACACCTTCACCAATTAATGATTGTGCAATCTTGCCCATTGGTGTAGAAAGAAGTTGTGCTCTTCCTCTAAAATTATTTCCTTCACGGACAAGTGAGGTAATCATATGAGAAACACGATCCAAATTAATAGATGGACCATCTGGATGTCCAAGTTCTCCAAGGGCACGGCCTTTTTGAATGAAACATTCATTATATCTTTTAACTTCACGTTCTAAAATGTGAACTGGATAACGTCTTTTGTTACGATTTTCTGTATCACCTTGAAGGTAAATTCCTTCAATAAACATCTTTTTAGACGCACCTCTTCCTTCAGTGATGAACTTGACTTTTTGTACTTCTTCTGTGATGAGTTTCATTTTTTATGCCTGTGATGCGATTTGGACTTCTGCAATATGTAAATGAGTGTTATTTGTTTCTGCGTATGCTTCAACTTTTACGCATCTAGATACAGTCGCATTCGTAACAGTAATTACGCCAACAACTGAACTAGTGTTTGTATTTACAATCATCGAATTTGTACCTGGATTAATACTAGATACAGTTACGAATGAAGTATTTAATCCAGATGGTTGTGCAGATAAAATACTAATTCTATCTCCAACAATGAAAGGAACTCCTGCATTTTCACCAAAAGTAATTGTAGTGCTAGTACCAGTAGTAATACCTACTATTTGATGTCTAGCAACTCTAAATTTTAAAATTTCACTTGTATCTTGTGGTATTAAAAAGCTAGATTCACTATTTGCAATTCCAGTATTATAACCTTCAATTACGTGAACGTGAGCATTTCCTCCAGATGAAGTGAGCCTCAAATAACCAGATTGCAAATTGATTACTCCACTTGTAGCAATTCCACTATTTGGAATTGCTACTGCAGTAATATTTTGTACAATTTTTAAAGACATTAGACTTCTTCCTCATCATCTTCGTATTCGTCATCATCTTCTTCATATGTTTCCAAATCCTCTTCACCAAAAAGACTAGAAGCAACATAAGGTTTTGCATCTTCTACTCTTCCAGCACTTTTTACAAACAGAATATCTTTAATTCTGTCTGCAATTTGTGAAGGAGAATTATCACTAACAATCATATCTACTAAATCGTCCATATTGTTATAATGTATAATAACTAAAAACTATTTATATCTCTCCGCCTTTCGGCATTTGTACTTCTGTTGCTTTTCCTTGTTTTTCCAAATCTGGTTCCATCATTGGTTGTCCTAAATTCATTCCACTAGAAGTGTCTTGCATAGGCATTCCGGTATTTGGATCGACTGGAGGTTGATTTGGATCTGGAATAATACCTGCTTCGATTTCTTTTTTGATTTGTTTGTCTATTTCTATTATTTCCGTATCAGATTGTTTCAGTACTTTATTTCTTATATACTCGGCAGAGAAATATCTACCAATATAAGGTTCCATTGCAGCAACAACACCAAGTTGATCATTTAAAAGTTCATTATTTTTTAAATCTGAAAAATGATTATCATAAACATAATCATACTGAATATGTTCTCTTAAAACTTCCCAATCTTGTGGTGTAACTATATTTTTTAAAATCAATTGTGTCTTTAACATATCATTAAAAACTTCTGAAAATCTTTTTCTAAGTCTTCCTACAAATTTAGTGAACTTAAGTTCATCTCTTAAAATTTCAGAAGAACGTCCAAGATTAAATCCACCACCACCAATATCAATTCGACTTGATGGCACATTTAGTGATTTATAAAGTTTCTTTTGGAAGTACTCAATATCAGCAAGTTCTCCAAGATTTTGACCACCAGGAAGAGTTGTGATTTCAGTTCCTCTACCACCTTCTCTTCTTGGTAACCAAAAATCCTCAAGCATCGCCATATACTTGCGATCATCTTTGATTTCTCCGGTATCAGCATTATAAACTAACTTATTGCGATAACGGTTCATTACATCACGAAGATATTGTTCTGCCTTAATCTTTGGAAGATTGCCAACATCAATATAGAAAATTCTACGTTCTGGTGCTCTTGATAATCTATAAATCACAAGACTATCTTCAATCATTCTTAATTGATTGAGTGCTTTGATTGCTTTGTGAAGATAGGAAAGAATAGTTTGTTTATTTCTATCCACAAGACCTGATGTTACAAAAGTAATAGCATCTTTTGTTATTTTTACACTTTTTGAATCATTTCGAAAAGATATAGAACCACCTGTTCCCATTGAAGCATTTGGATCATAAAGATAATATTCTTCAATTTTTGGTGCTTGGTAAATATCAATTGGATTTTTACTTCCACCTAAAGGAGTTGGAAAATTAGCATTTGGTCCAGTTTGTTCTGCCTTACGAATAAAACGAATTTTGAGTGGATCGATATATCTTATTTCTTGAATACCAGCAGAAGGATTTTTTAGGTCAATTACCTTGTGATAAAAAATCCTTCCATCTACATACCAGTTTCTAAAAATTTCGTGTGATTTTCTATCAAAGTCCATAATTTCTTTAATTGACTTAAATTCATCACGAATGATTTGTTTTAATTTATCTGATGCTGGAAGATTTGAAAGTTCAATCTCTACTGGAGAATCATTCAAATCTGATACGATTGCTTCATTTACAACATCTTCAATAGCACTATCACACTCTGGGTGTAGTGCCATTTCACGATATCTTCTTACAAGATCTTGTTCGCTCTTATATACACCCTCAATATCTACATATTGGCCATAAAAACCACTCTGAATATAAAAGTCTGATTTATCTTCCTCATTTGAAGGTACTGGAGAGACAAGTTTTTTCGACTTATCTACTCCAGTATCCTGTATTTTAAAACCAAATAGTTTAGCCATTAATAATTAAATCAGTTTCTACTATTTATGAGATAGTTCCAAGTTGAGTTGTCCCATCAGAACCAAGAGCGTCCCACCATTGAACCTGAAGATCGACTGTAAACTCTTCAATTGTATCTGAAGAATCATAAGAAAGATCAATCGCACTTACAGAAGTTGGGAATACTCCATAAAACCTATACTGCTTTAGTACAGGAATTAACAGATCAGATACTGCACCAGTTCCAGTTGTTGATGCTTTACCAAATTGCTTAACAAAAACATCTTTTTGGTAAGCAGATGGATTAGTCAATCCAGCATTATCTTGATGTTTGTTGATAAGATTCATCCATCTTTCAAAAGTATTTCTTATTTCAAATCCAGTATCATTAATAACCGTAATAGACCAAGGATCAAAAGTACGATCTCCAGCAATCTTAAGATTTCTGCCCCTAAATGGAACATCAATAATACCTAGAGTTGATGCTGGAAGTGATGCTGCTTTTACTAAAAATCTAGTTTTATCGGAAAGTGTATCTGCTGTAGATCCCTCTAGGAGCGACTCGGCAGGAAAATTAAGTTCACATTCAAATAAATTGGGTCTTGCTCCGCCCCCAGCCATTCTGGTCTTGAAAGATTCAAGGGTTCTATCAGCTGTATTTGGATTGTTGATATTAGCCATTTAAGAGTTCCTCTATTAGATTTAAACGTTTCCTACAACTTCCTCAAAGCTTACTCCTGTGCGAGTAGCAACAAAAGTAAGTCCAATAAAGTTGATAGATCTAGCTGGTTTTACAAAAATATCAGCTTTGAACTGATTCGAATCAATTATGTCTGGGGTATTATTTGTACTATCACAAACAACTAAAAAGTCACTAATACCTCTTTTTGATTTTACATCACGAAGATATGGTTCAACAATATTAACAAAATTAGATCTTGTAATTATATCATTAAACTCGAAAAGTTGTGCTCTTGCTGCTCTTTCAATTGTCGATTCAAGTGTAAGGAATAAACGACGAACGTTGATTCTATCAAATGCAGAAGCATAAGATAGAGCAGTTTTGTCACCAAAAAGAATAATTCCAGCACCAGGAGAAAATATAATAGGATTAATTCTCTTAGGATAAAGAAGATCTCTCTGTCCTTGAGATGGATTGTAAGCAAGTTTCACTGCACCATTGATTGTTCCTCTAGAAGAACCAGCAGGAGAGAACCACGAATATTGATTGATTGATGTTCTAGCCATTAATCCGGCAACATCTGCATTGCAAGGAATATATCTGAATGTATTGTTGAAACGATCAAACATGTACTTATAACCACTGTCAAATACTGCATAAGAACTTGAGGTTATAGGATCAAAGAAATTAATAATATTTGTAGTTTGAGTGTCAGTACTTGTAATATTCAAAACCCCTGATTTGTGAGGAGAAATTACAGCAATACAATCTTTTCTTTCATCGGCAATAGAAATTAATAAATTAGCCTTTGCTTGGGATTCATAAATTGAAGATCCACCAGATGGACCACTGATTAAGAAATTGACAGAATATTCTGCAGGATTTCTGAAAATTTCATAAGAAGAAATAATATTTGATAATGTTGGAGCCATTCCTCCAGAAGTACTATAATCAACCCCACCAACTAAATTGTAAGTTACATTTCCAGATCCAGAGAATGTAACTCCTTGAGTATTTGCTCCCCAATTTCCTGTTGAAGAATTTGTATAGGAAGAAGGAGAGGTAAATCCAGTTGCAGATCCAGTAGGAGCAAACCCAGCAAAAATATAATTTGAGGTGTCTGCAATAATATTCTTATAATATACAGACTCTGATGGAGATATTTTTGCATCAAGTGCTTTAGAGAGATATGTATATTTTTCAACAATATTTCCAGCAGTTCCTGTTACTAGTCCAGCATCATCAACAACTACTATGTGAATTTCATCATTTTTTGAACTTCTTTCTGAAGCATACTGTGATGTACTTGGTTTTTCTGCAATTGATTTCCAATAAATTGTAGTATTGGTCAATCCTAAAGTTTGTAAATTGTACCAATCTGAAACCGTAATTGCTGAAGATCCACTAGTAGCAAAATCAAATGCAGTTCCAGCGGCAACTGAAGAAACAAACTGAACATTTGTTCCAACACCAGATGCACCAGAACTAATCAAAATGGTATTTTGTGTAGCACCATTTATACTTGTTGTTCCAATTCCAGTAATTGTACTTTGATTTACAATACCTGCAGTGATGGTTTGAATTTTATAACCAACAGAAACACCAGAAGTGGGAAGATTTTGAGTGAGAGAAATTGGATTGATTACTGTAGAACCAGTACTCACAGAACCATAAAATCTATTTGCTTCAATTGAAGTAGTAACTCCAGAAGTATTCTTAATATAATAAGATCCAGTTTGTGATGGGAAAGAATTTATACTATTTTGACTATATGATACGGCACTTGCAATCCCAAGTGAGTTATCATATCGATCAGTTACTTTTACATCAATATATTGATCGCCAATCTTGGTAACAATACCTCTCAGATTCCCAGTAACTACGGAAGCAGTTCCAACACCAGCAACTGAGGTATTGACCCCAACAGTAACACCGAAACCAACAGATAACCCAAAAGTACCAATAGCAATCCTTTGATCTGCAGCAGCATCAATTACACATACCTTTAAGTTATTTGCCCAAGAACCTGGATTCTTTGCACTATAATACCAAGTAGATGGTGTAGTGTAATTATTTGTATAATCTTCGTATGATTTAACTTTGAGAGTAACAGAATCTGCAGAAACACCAGCATTAGCATTATTTAATGTTGTTCCATCTGTCCTTACAACTCTCAAAATACCACCATACGAAAGATAAGATGATGCACTCATCCAATATTCATATTGAGAATCGGTGGATAATGGTTTTCCAAAATATTTCAATAAATCTTGTTCAGTTTCTACTAAAATTGGATAATCTACTGGACCTTGAGAAAATGGTCCAACTATTGCTCCAACTTGATCATTAACTGCATCAACTCTTCCAATAGTTAAATCAACTTCCCTTACCTTAACGCCCGGAGATACTAAATTTAGCGACATGTCTTTCCCTCTAAAGAAGTTTCATTTTGTCTAGAAGTATTTATAATTTACTAACTTTATCTATACTCCCACATGTACGAAACATCACCATATTCGTCTGTATACCATCTATCCCCATCATTGTCTACAAAGGTTGTCTCTTCATCAATTCCATCAGTAATAAAACCAAAGGGAGACATATCTTGTTCTATTTGTTCTTTTTGATCTTCATATATTCTTTTACGGACATCATTATCCGTCATTTCCTTAAAATAATCCTGAACAACTAACCAAGCAAAAATAACTAAACACATTACCAAATCATCATTACAACCCTCCTCTGCTTCAAATGATTGATTTTTTTGAATAAATGTGGTCAGTTCACTAATAATTTCATAGTCACTAAAGATTAGTTTATCATCTTCTATGATTGTTTTTAAATTTGAGCATCCAACTCTTTTTACTGTTTTGGACATTTTTACACCAAGTTGAGTTTTCTTTCCAGAAAATCCTTGTCCAACAAGTTGTCCTGCTCTCCCTCTCATCGCACACATTAAAATATTATCATATTCTAAATCAAAATGAAGAATACTTGTAACTTGTTCTCCAATATCATTTACTTCTGCTAGTACAAATGATTTATTGTATGCTTTTGCTACATCTATAATAATATTTGGAAATAGCATTGGTTTAATTTCATTATTACGATATTTTGCTACTATCTTATACGGAAAAGTAGATATATCAAAAACAACAAATGCAGAATAATCATTATTCAGTCCTCTAGATACGTCAACAGTCATAATATAAGTATGATCCTCCATTGGTTCTTCATAAACATCCAAACCACCACTTTTTCCTAATGGTTCATCATAAGTCAATACTTTTAACTTGGCAGGATTAACTAGAGTTCCAATTGAACCAAGAAACTCACAATTATGAGATATTATATTATTTGAATAATATAAGTGTTCAGTACCTGAATTTACAATATCATATAATTCTATTTTTTCATCCACTACTGTAGATTCTACTAAAAAACATCCCCCATCTTTAGTATATACTTCAGTATATACATCCAAATCCTTTGCCTTTATAATTCCTTCTATTGTTGATAATGGATGATCTAAAGAACACTTTAATTCTTTTTCATTAGTAAATTTTAAATGAATATACCTATCTTTTATTATTTTGTTTATTCCATAAAAAGATACTAAGCCTTCCGGTGAAAGTATTTTATGTCCTTTTTTATTTAATACTACACTTTCAGGAATTGTATGCATCTGTTTAGAATTTGTTCTGGATAATTTTTATATTCCAATTCATCAATATGTAGAACTTCATAACCTTTGAGGTTTAAAAATTTATCTTTTGATATATCCTTATCTTTATCTTTATGATAATAAGTTCCATCAAATTCTATGATTTTATTATTGAAAATAAAATCAATGAAATAACAATTTTTATTTAATTTATCTTTTACTTCAAATAATATATATTTATCATCGGAATTTATATAAATTTTTTTCTCTATATTTAGTTCTGAAAATTTACAAAATATTTTATCTTTTGAATCTAATGTATTGTAAATGTCCCAAAATAATTTTTGGGATATTAATGATACTCCATTAATAGAATGGTTACATATTTTACAAATATTATGCTCACTATTACCATAACCCAATTCGTAAGTATAAAATTTTAATGGATTTTTGCAATATTTACATTGTTCAATTTTATCTTCAGTATAGTTATTAAAAAGACGATAAATTCTTTCGGTAAATTTGTTACTTTGTAAGTGATGATTTTTTGACAATCTGAAAATGGAATCATATAAGTTTTCATCTACACATTTAATTTGCTTTACTAAACCTTTACTATTAAGATTCAAATTATATGTTTTAAATTTTTTCTTTATAGTTTCTAAATCATATTGTTTTTTAATAAATGTTTTTTTGTAGTATTTTATAGTTTTCACTCCTACGCCAAATATCAAAGACAATTCTATGGGAGATAAATCTCTATACTCCCCTTTGTTGATATTTTCTTTGATTGTTGAATTTACAAAATAATCAATTTCTAAACCATAATTTTTTATAATTTTAGTTAAAGAACTTCTATGAATATTATATTTTCTTGCTGCTTTAGAAACGCTCATAGTTTCTAAATATTTTTTTAGTTCTTCCTTTGAAGGAATATTGTGTTTATTTTTAAATATTAAATTAGAACTTTCTGATTTTGACCTAGTTTTTATATTAAATTTTTTAAATAAGCGAATAATAGGTTGACGATCTGCATACCCAAAACATACTCCAATTTCATCTAAAGTCATTTTTTTATCATTATATAAGGTTTCCAATTGTTCCTTTGTAATATTTTTACTGTTCGTTTTTAAGTTGCTCATACAAGTCTCCAATACATACATCTGTTATACCATTATTTATAAGAGTTGTGTAGTCAAGACTTTCAAACTCAACTTGAAACTGTTGCTCGCTTGTATTTTCAATTGTTTGTTTTTTCCAATTTTCATCTCTTCCTGGAACTTCAGACCAATGAACTTCTGTAGGAATATATTGATTTTTTCTTCTTTCGGCATCATGCCAAATTTTATAAAAATGATTCATCCCGTGAGGGGTAGAAACAATAATCAATTTAGTTGATTGACCAGAAGAAATAGTAGGATAAACAGAGCTGAAAAACTCGTCAGCAATATGATTAGGAACAAACGCAAATTCGTCCAGAAAGATAATATTATAAGAACCACCACGGACAGCAGAGGCAGAAGTAGAAGCCGCAAGAATTTTTGATCCATTCTCTAACTCTAATGACCCCTTATTCCATATAAGAACGCCTTGCTGCATCCATTTTGGAAGATTTTCATATGCTAACTGAAGTCGTCCAAGAAGGTCTCTAGCAGTAGACGCTTTATTAGCAAGAATCGCAATATTGACGTTATCATTAAATATTGCGTAATGAAGTAAATAAGCAACGACAGTGGT